CCAAATAAATTTTGTCCATATTTTGCAATAAGAGCAGCATCAGTTCGTCCATCCTTTACCCCGCCTCTTGGTCCAGTAAATTCTGCTGTTGGAAACAATTTACTTGCAATCATATAACTTTGAGCTTTACTATCCCCTTTAAATTTGGTAATCTCAAAATGTTTTTGCCATGTTCTGGGAATAACTAATTGATATGGGATATTAAGAGCAGAAAGAAGTCCTTCAAATAATCCCTGAGAATATCCTAAACTAAAAGAAGCCTGTACACGTATGCCAGGAGGCATAGATTGCATTTTTTCAAGTACTACTGTTGTTTGGGTAAGTGGAAAGGACGCCAAAAGGTTTTTTATTGCCACTACATTATATTCTGTTTTATTTTTCTTTCCTTTCTTAAAGGTCAAGGTAGGTGTGTCAGTAACTCTAACTACTTTTCCGTCCTGGTCAATAATAGCTATTGCTCCCTTAAGTCCTGGGTCCACCCCAATATAATATCTATTCATGTTTTCTCCGTTTTAATAATCTTTCTAATAACTGTACCTGAAAATAAAAAGTCTTTAATTTTCATATTTCCTCCACTACTATTCTATAATGTAAATTATATTTTTCCAGAATAGTAGAAATATCTTTACATATTTTTGTTTTTACTGTTTCTGTAATAATCATACCTACATATTTTTGAAGAACATTTTGGAGTTCCTGTTCCATATCACCACACCCTCGGTTTTCTTGGTTCTGTTTGATGAAGATCCTTCCAAATTTCCCACACTTTGTCTTCCAATTTCTTCTCCAAATTGTTTTCATCAATATGTTTCATCCATTCTTTTAGTGTTTTTTCTTCATTCCATATTTTAATTTTAGTAGTTACTTTTTTAGCTACTGCTTCTGTATTTTGAACAGAACTAATAAAAAATAAATTAGACCAAACATAATCTAACCCATAATCAAATAATATTCTAAATCTACCTTCTTTAAATGGGGGAGCTACTTTATTTTTTACTACTTTAAATTTAACCCAGATACCTATAGCAACCTTTATTTTTTTAGTTTCTTTAACAATTCTAGAGTCATGTTTCACGTGTATTTGTACTGATGAATAAAATTCTAATGCCCTCCCGCCTGAAGTTACCTCTTTGTTAGCAGAAAATGGACCAGCATTAATATTATCTCTTGTTTGATCAATACAAATTAATGTAGTATTACTTTCAGATAATGCAAATAGATATTTTCTAAATCCTTTAGACATTTGTTTTGCACGAGATGTTCCATATGTACCGTCCTTCATTGCCTCAGCTAATTCTACTTCAGTAGGTAAGGCGGTGATACTATCTATTACAACTACCTTTGGTTCCTTATTTAATCCTTTAATTCGACCAGAAGGAGTTTTATCATAAATAATATCATGAAGATACTCATCATATAATTCCTCTAATGTACTGGGATGTCCTACTATTACTTTATTACAATCCAATCCATACATACTTGCAAATGCTGGGTCTAATGTATGTTCTACATCTCCATAATACGCTTTCATGCCTGCTCTTTGTGCATAGCCTAATATAGTAGTAGCAAGTACAGATTTAGCAGTACTGCCTCCACCAAATATATGTACAACTCTTCCTATTGGAATACCGCCAGGATAACGATTAGATATTGCAAAGTCCAAAGTAGTACAACCAGTGGAACACCATTGTCGTACACCAGGAAGACCTACAATATCCAGTGCTTGTTTTGAAGTTGCTTTAATTGTTTCGTTTATATCTTTTTTGATCATAATAAATCCTTATAAGAATCGGTTTTCTCCTTCTCTTACTTATTTCTAATAAATATATCAAAAAAACTCAGTTAAATTGTTTTACATTTTACGTTACAATAATTTTCTTAATTGTGCTTCTTTTAGTAATGGAGTGTACTCAGGGAACTCTCCCGCAGGGTCTGCTCCGTTCCTATCTCTTTCTGCCCAAAGTTCCATGTTTTGTAAAAGACTGACTATATGACTATCTGACATTTCTGAATGGCTTACAATTTTTCCATCCTTACATATATGTACATCACTAGCGACGGTTCTTTTTAGTTTTCTCGACATTTTATTCTCCTTATTTTACTATAATTTACAGTATTAAAAATATTTTATTCTAAGTTCTAATCAATTTAAACTGAGTTTTTTTATCCCTCCTCATCCCTACCACGTTCTTCTGCTACCTCCTCTTCAAAAGCCTTGTCCAAACTTTTCTCTTCTCCGGAGAGTGATTGATTTGCATAATATTTGTGAGTATAGAGACTAACCAAATTTTGTAGCATATTTTTTCGTTGTTCCATACTACTTACTAAAATTGAAAAACCATCTGCAATTTTCGAAATTTCAATATAATTTCTTTTAGCCTCTTGAAAATCACTATGTATTGTTACAGTTTCATTTACAGCATCATTTGTAACTTTTCCAGTAAGTCCAAAACTTTCAGGTTCTTTTCTTACTTTAGATTTAAGTTCTGCTTCCACAAAATCCAATGTATCCTTAGCTCCTCTTGCTAAAGCTTTTGCAGTAGTAGCTAATTGCCCTACCATCTCATACTTCTCTGGTTGCCTTCGGCACTCCTCATCTAGTTCCATGGAGTTTATAGGTAGTTCAATTTTAAATTCTACTAGTGCTTCCTGTAGTTCTGCAATTTCTAATTCTTGATGAGTATTCATATTTTACTCCTCTTGTCTTGCTTTTTTGGATTGTTCCAATCTTGCACGTACACGTGAACGGAGTTCTGATTCTTCCGTATTAGCGGATTCTCTTGAAGGACTTATACTTCTCATGGTAGTTTTCTTTTCTTGTTCTGGTTCAACATCAACTTCTACTTCAGTTGTTTCAGATGAATCACTTTCTATTTCCACCTGTTCAGTAGTATTTTTAATTCCTTCTTCATCAGGAGTAGTTTCACCACTGAGGGCTTCTCGCATTTCCTCTTCTGAAGAAATTTTTAATACATCTACAAATTCTGGGAGGTCCTTGTACCAGTCTTCTGGAATAGGATCTGTTACAACTAATTTAACACCCTCATAACTATACTTTCCCTTCTCCTTGACTTGTTCAAATTCAATATCTCTACCTTCCGTAGGGTTACTAACATCTACATACTTTTTGAATTCTGCTCCTTCTGGGGAATTTCCTTTCCTTTTATTTTTTGATCTGGTCTTTATTTCTTTATAAATACTTATAGGACAATCCCACCAACGAATTCCTTTTTTCATGGACTCTTCAGTTCGAGTCTCTACTATAAGGAATAAATATCTTCGATTAGCATATAACTCTTTTGCTCTTTTATCTTGAGGATCTTCTTTTCTTAATTCATCTGCAAAAGAACAAATTGGACATTCCTCATTAAACATTTTCTTTTTACAAATGAATGTTTTTTGATTAACTCCTACTTTAGAATGTCGGTGTACTTCCAACCCGTAAAATCCAGGCCTTTCTGGGGGGAATACAATACGTACAGCATTTTCTCCAAGTGCTGGTTTAAATTGAGTTATTCCTAATTTTTCTAATTTTGCAGTATCAACATAATTGAAATAATTTCCTCCTGGAGTTTTTGAAAATTCTTGGTCCATCGCTTCTTGTCTACTTGTCATAATAAATTTCTCCTCATTAAATAGGTTTTGGCCTTTATTTTATTATACTGTTTTTAGGTTTCTTTTCTTTTTAATTGTTAAGTAGTAGGTTTTATTTTTGTTCTTCCCTTATCAACTCTTCTTTGCCTTTTCTCCTTTTCCATCTTTTATTATATCTTTTATCTATATTCTGAGAAGGGATCTTTTTATTTCCTTTTTTCGTAACTTTGTGCGTCCCGTCCACAAACCAATCAACCCATCTCATGAAACTACTTTGTGGCTTACTTTTATCTCCTTTCATTTTATCCCCCCAAACAAATTTCCATTAACATGGATACTAATAAATTCTCTCCTCCATAAAATGTATTCTGAGAAAGAATTTGTATAGTTCTACTGACATCCGTTGCATATTCAACATCTGCTGCATCTATTTTTAGTAATTGTTTTCTCATAAATGTCAAAAGTCCATTTCGTACTTTTTCTGGATCTTCCTCCAATCTGGTAAACTCTACTAATACACTTTTCCAATTTGCTTTTCTTTTCTCAGGAAATACAAGTAATTTCTTACAAAGGTTAAAAAAATCACCTCCTTCTTTAGAATCTATTTCAGAAACTAAAACATCTGCTATTTCATCTAGATCTGTTAAATCTTGAATCTTCTCCAACAAAACTAATGCTGTACGAGGGGTTCTATCACAATTAGTTGAAATAATATCTAGTACTTCAGAAGAAACATTTAAATCTTTTATTTTACACGCTCTCTTTAGAATGGAAACTATATGTTTACTTTTTAATTGTTCCACAGTATAGGAAGCACACCTATTTTTTAGAGTGGGAAGTAATTTTTGTGGGTTTGTTGTACACAAAATAAAATTAACATGTTCGGGGGTATCCTCTGTTGCTTTTAATAGAGCTTGTTGTGCATCCTTTGTGAGCTGATGAACTTCATCTAGAATATATGTTACAGATCCTCCTCCTATAGGAGGGAAATTAATTTGGTTGAGTATATCCCGAATAGTTTCTATCCCTCGGACATTAGCAGTATTTAATTCTTGTACATTTGATCCTATACTTCCAAATTCTTTTGCCAAAATACGCCCTATTGAGGTCTTACCACACCCTTTACTACCACTCAATAGAATAGTATGGGGACGGTCTGAAGAGCTCCTCTTACAGAGGGACTGTAGGGATTTAACAGTGGATGTGTTACCCACTACATCACTGAATGTTTTTGGTCTTACTTCCTGATATAGCATTTTTGTTCCTTATTTATTATACTATTTTCAACCTAATATTCTATGGCAAGTAGAGCATACTTCATTTTCCTTACTAACATGGCCTGCAATTAGTTGTAATCTTGTTGCAGCCAAAGGAGTCAATTCTACATTATGTGAAGCAACCCATGTTATACAATTCCATAGATCATACATCGTCTCTACTTTTTCAGAGGATGCTCTCTCCAGTATTTCCTCTGTAATTTTTTGAGGAATTCTCCTGTCCTTTGCAATACCTTGAATTGTTTCAGGAACATGTCCTTTTACAGATACTTGTGTAAGATGTCGAATTCTTTCAAACTCTTTTTCCAATTCACTAGAAGAACCTTCAATGATTTCTCCAAACCAGTTGTTTAAATTATCATGTTTCTTTCTTGTATATCGTCCTAAGCTTTGGGAAGTAATTGCACCATTGGAACACCATTGTCTAAAAATATATGGGGATACTTCTATTACATTCTTACCTAAAATAGAATTTTGAATTTTAATTCCACCAAATAATGTATCCTCTTTTACTGGTTCAAATGTTTGGTCAGTTACAACTGATATTGTTGAAAGATCCAAATCTGTATAAATCTGATGATATCCTACAATATGCTCATTTCCTAATTTTTCTTCTGCTATTTGAAGTAGTCTTTCGTTACTAACAACTGCTGTTTTTACTCTATCAGCTGTCATACTTACTACTACTCCTTCTCTTGTAATAACTCTTACCGGTGTGCTCATTCCTTCACCAAACCAATAATTTAAATGGGGAAATAAAAGGTCTGATGGGCATTTTCCCACATACTTTTTAGGCATACCTATACAATGAGCTGTATCAATTAGTGCTTGTGGATTTATTCTAAGTTCTGCTTCTCCTATATTAATTATTGATTCATCCTTTGTACCGTGGAAATGCACTTCTACATCATCTCCAGGTTTTAAATCTATAAAATTTAGATTTTCTGTTGGTGCTAAAAGATTAGTGACTTCATTTCTATCTAATAATTTTAAATCACTTGGTTTTGTTTTAGTTTCTGACATTATTATTCTCCAAAATTTCTGAAATATTTATCAATTTAACTTTTCCATGTGGGTTCATATACTGAAAGCCTGGAACCACATCAGGCCAACTTTGGTTAGAACGTTTACCTATTGCTATTAATGAATTTTTATATCTCTGAACCAACGTTCCTTCCTATTCTCTTTTGTTTGGCCAATTAACTATAATAGCTAAATTCCATCCTTCATTTCCCAAACAGGAATTATTTTCTCTTCCCCCATCTTATTCTCCTTTTATTATTTAAGTTTATTGTTTGGGATAATGAAATTTGTTACCATTCCAAAATCTTTTATTATGATAATATCGACAAATAACCATTATTATATAGATTAATAGGATTCCTAAACCTGCTATAATTAATAATGTTAACATTTTAATTACATCCCTTTATTATTTGATTAATCTGTACTACAATTAAATAATCTTCTTTTAACTTACTCTATCCCGGATATTGCTTTGGGTATAGTATTATTTGGTTTTAATTCTTCAATCCATTCATCCGCTAATTCTACAAGTTTATTCGGAATTTCTTGTACCTGTTCATCATTTGTTATCATAGGTATAATCTTAATTGCACACATTTGTTTTGTTGTTGGTACAAATATATGTAAACTTAGTAACAATGCAGAAAATAAAAGACCTATTGCACTACTGATAACAAATTTTGTAGCCCTTTTATCTTTATCATCGAATCTTATAATACAAGAAAAGGTAAGAGCAACGGCACATATTAAAATTGATATTACACCAATTCCAACAACGGCGGTTTTAATTTCATCCAATCTTGTTAACCAATACATTTGTGCTTCTGTAATCATTTTATTTTCCCTTTCAAAAATTAACTTATCAATATATTATACTTGGGCTAACAACATTTCATGATAAAAAAAATTTAAAATTTTATCTTATTTAACTTGAAACAACATTTATTTTATACCTTCATCAATTCCCTAAAAGTTTTCTCTGATTTATTATACCAATTATCTTTACTGGCTTCCCATTCTACTAGCAAAGGAACATCACCTTGCCA